GCATTCTTATCACAAGATGGAGTAGCAATTGAAGAAGTATCTACTGGATTTGATGTACATGCATACACCGCTGAAGTTATTACTTCCGCTGGTCAACCTACGAGTAGGCAGGATGCGAAAGCGCATACTTTCGCGCCGTTGTATGGAGCGACAGGCTTTGGACGAACAAAGGCAGAAGCGGCTTACTATGAACACTTCAACGACAAGTACCAAGGGGTTGCAACTTGGCATTCCCGATTGGCTAAAGAGGCTATAAACACACGTAAGATACGCACACCATCAGGTCGTGAGTTTTCATTTCCAGATGTTACACGCAATGCACGTGGCAGAGTGTCGCACTTTACGCAGATAAAGAACTATCCTGTTCAGTCTTTTGCTACAGCAGACATTGTACCTGTGGCATTGTTACACATAGACAAACTACTTGACGGTATGCAATCTTGTGTGGTAAATAGTGTTCACGACAGTATTGTCATTGACGTTCACCCAGATGAGGAAAGGAGAGTAATTGATATCATCAAACAAACAAATGATGATTTACCTAATCTAATCGTAATGCGGTGGGGAGTACAGTTTAATGTACCCTTACTGCTAGAAGCAAAAATAGGTTATAATTGGCTTGACACTAAGGACGTTGCCTGATATAACTAAGGTTCTTTGACACTAATATAAGGAGTATAATATATGACAACATCACTAACAACTATTGACACTAACAACTTTGCTGCCATGGCTAAAGCAATGGGCATAGCGGCTGATACTGAGAATGCAAAAAAGTCCAGTAGTACACTTGCTAGGCTTCGCTTGCAGCATACACCTATTCTGGGTGATGACAAAATACTTGTTAAAGCAGGTCAGTATAAACTTGAGATTCCTGATGGTCCAACTTACTACGCACAGTCAGTAAATCTTCGCCCATACTTACAGCGTTTCATGTATAAGCGTTTCATTAAGGGTCATGGAGACAAGCCTAACCGTTATGTAAAGACTGTTATGGCTGACAACTTGAACATTGACTTAAAGGATAATGATGGTGGGTTTAACTGCGGTAAACCTGCTGGCTACATACAAGACTTCAAGGCACTACCAGAGAAGACACAAAACTTAATCAAAGAGATTAAACGTGTTCGTGTTATGCTTGGTACAGTAGAACTTATCAAACCTACAGATGCTAAAGGTAATTCTGTTGAACTAGATGAAACTGCATTTATCTGGGAGATTGAAAACCGCGATGCATTTAAAGATGTTGGTTCAGTCTTTGCTAAACTAGGTAAGATGAAACGTCTTCCAATTCAGCATATGGTATCAGGTAACACTCAGGAAAGAAAACTTCCAAATGGAAATAGTTTCTATTTACCTGTTATGTCTTTAGATGTAACAAAGACTCTTGACCTTGGAGATAAAGAGCAAGAAACTTTTGCAGACTTTATGTCTTGGGTAGAAAACTACAATACATACATCATCAACACGTGGTCAGAAAAAGCATCTAATTATGATGACGAACTTGATGCTGAGATTGCATCAGACATAATTGATATAGACTTTGATGAGGAAGTAGCATAATGAACCATCCTGCTGAACTGTCGTTGCATCAGTATCTTGAAGATGCTGTCAACGGCAAATCTACAATGTCTGATAAGACAATAAAACAGATAGCTAGTGACATATCAGATGCTTTGCAACGTCAGTTTGGTGGGAAGAGTAAGCGCAATGAGTTTACTCTTCGTATGTCAAACATTGGTAGACCGCCATGTCAGTTGTGGTTTGAAAAGAATCACCCTGACAAAGCACTACCTAAACCAACAACCTTTGTTATGAACATGATGATAGGTGATATCGTTGAGGCTGTATTCAAAGGTCTGTTAACAGAAGCAGGAGTAAAGTATGAAGACTCTGATAAAGTATCACTGGAACTCAATGACACCAATATTTCTGGAACATATGATATTGTTATTGACGGTGCTGTTGATGACATTAAATCAGCATCCGATTGGTCATACCGTAACAAGTTTCAATCTTTTGAAACACTAAAGAACGGTGACCCCTTTGGTTATGTGGGTCAGCTTGCTGGCTATGCTAAAGCATCCGGCAAACGTGCAGGTGGTTGGTGGGTAGTGAACAAAGCCAATGGCGATTTCAAATATGTACCTGCCACTGGTATTGATGTCGATGCAGAGATAGACAAAGCAAAGATGGCTAAACTTGCATTGGAAAAAGATGAGGTGCAGCGTTGCTTTGAACCTGTTGAAGAAACCTTCAGAGGAAAGCCAACAGGCAACACAATGCTTGGTGTAGAATGTGGCTTCTGCTCATTCAAACATGCTTGTTGGCCCGACTTAAAAGAGAGACCATCTGTTATGTCAAAGGCTAAAGACCCAAAGATGGTATCTTATGTGGAGTTGAGGCACGATGGCAATACATAATGCTAAAGCCTTTAGAGCAGCACGTAAGTATGGTTATAGAAGTGGGTTAGAGTTAAAGGTATCGGAGTACCTGACTAACTTAAAGGTTGATTACGATTACGAGAGTATCAAAATTGAGTGGGAAGACTTAGCCTACCGCACCTATACACCAGACTTCGTGTTGTACAACGGCATCATCATCGAAACAAAGGGAATGTTTACTGCTGCAGATAGGCGTAAGCATCTTGCAATCAAGAAGCAACACCCTACATTGGACATACGGTTTGTGTTTGAAAACAGCAGACGCAAGTTACGTAAGGGTGCTAAGTCTAATTATTCAGAGTGGTGTATCAAATATGATTTCAGATACTATGACCGCATCATTCCAGAAGACTGGCTGAAAGAGAAGGGCAAAAATAAACATCCTAAGTTTATAAAGTTTAGTGGAGACAAAGTGAAAAGGAGATAACTATGACAGACCATACAGACAGACATATTCAAGAGAACGATTTTATCATACGCATTCGTCCACAGTCAGAGAACAACCAGTGGACAGGTGAGATTGATGTAGCTATCATTACTAATGACGACAAGAACATGTCGGACGATGACTATTACCAGATATTGCACCTGACTAAGATGGTTGCATGTACCATTCCAATTATGGAAGAAGACGAACTACTTCGTGATACAGTTCATAACTTTGTTATGGAATTTGAAGATATGCCAGAGGAAGATATTCCTGTTGACAGCGACAGGGGTAAAGTGTTAGAAATAGATGACAATGTAGTGACATTATCATTTGGGACTAGGACGAAAGGGAGTGCTTGACATGACAGATTACAAAAGGATAATTGAAGAGTATGAGGCAGAGGAAGCGGCACGGCGAGAGCAAGAACGAAGACAAGCTGACATGGTTAATAACCCAGAACACTACAATAAGTCTGGCATTGAATGTGTAGATGCTATTGCTGCCGCAACAGGTGAAGGGTTTGAGTATTATCTTCAAGGTAACATTCTCAAGTATCTCTGGCGTTACCGTTACAAGAATGGTTCAGAGGATTTGAAGAAAGCACAATGGTATCTCAATCGTTTAATCCAAGAAGTGGAAGGTTGCTACGATGGTGACAGTTAAAGTATTCATGACACTACAGGTTGACGATGAAGAATATACAATGCCAGCGGATGGCAGGGTGGATGAGGAACTTGAGGATGCAATACAGGAAATGATGTATGACATTGATGGTGTCAGAGTTAGGACAATAAGAACAGTTATGGAGAATTATTAATGGGGAATCACTTACCAACAGACTATCAAAACTTTATCGCGCTATCTCGCTATGCACGATGGAAAGAAGATGAACAAAGGCGTGAGACATGGCAGGAAACTGTGTCTCGCTACTTTGACTACATTGCAAATCATTTGCGGGACAATCACAGTTACAAAGTAACAAAAGACTTACGCACTGAACTTGAAGAAGCAGTGCTTAATCAGGACATCATGCCAAGCATGAGGGCATTGATGACTGCTGGACCTGCACTAGACCGTTGTCATGTGGGTGGATACAACTGCTCATACGTACCAGTGGATAGTCCACGTGCGTTTGATGAGACTATGTACATCCTCATGTGTGGTACTGGTGTAGGCTTCAGCGTTGAACGACATCATGTAGAGAAACTACCAGTAGTTAATGAAGAGTTTCATGACACTGATACTGTAATCAAAGTTGGTGACAGTCGTCCGGGATGGGCAAAGTCACTGAAGGAATTGATTGCTATGCTGTACACAGGACAAGTTCCTAAGTGGGATGTGTCAGAGGTACGCCCTGCAGGGGCAAGGCTAAAGACATTTGGTGGTAGGGCATCAGGTCCACAGCCTCTTGTTGAGTTGTTTAACTTCTGCATTGAGAAGTTCAAGGGTGCTGCAGGACGTAGGCTGTACCCAATTGAATGCCACGACATCATGTGTAAGATTGGTGAAGTTGTAGTTGTTGGCGGTGTACGCCGTAGCGCACTCATCAGT